CAACAGCGAAGAAAAATGGAACGTGAATCTAAAAAGAAGAAATAACTCAATACAAAATGAATATGAGTGAAACGAAAATCATATTAGATGCCTGTTGTGGTAGCCGAATGTTTTGGTTCGACAAGGAAAATCCTTTGACCTTGTTTGCTGACATTAGAGATGAAGAGCATACTCTTTGCGACGGTCGAAATCTGAAAGTTCATCCGGATATTGTATCTGACTTTACCGATATGCCATTCTTGGATGAATCCTTTAAGCTGGTAGTATTTGACCCTCCCCATCTTCTAAAGGTTGGCGAAAATAGTTGGTTGGCTAAGAAGTACGGCAAACTTCCTGAAGATTGGTCAAGGGTGATAAAAAAAGGAGTAGATGAATGTTTCCGGGTACTTGAAGACTACGGAGTTCTGATTTTCAAATGGAACGAGGATCAGATAACAGTCAGGGAAGTATTAGATGCCATCGAACGGAATCCATTGTTTGTCCATACTACTGGAAGACATGGTAAGACCATGTGGATGTGCTTTATGAAACTACCAATTAACGAATAACAAGAATAGATATGAGCATAAAGATAAGTAAAGAGGCGTATGAGAAACTAATTAAGGAAGATTTTGACTTTCTCAATGAACATTGTCCGGAGAGCTTGGAATTAGATCATATTAAAGCAATTATTCGCAGTTCCATCGACTGGAATTATCCGAAAAAGGCTAAGAGCATGTGCCTTAAAGATAAAACAAAGGTTTGCAATTTATGCCATGAGTGCGATGTAGACGTGCTGAATCCGAGCTATTAATTGATGTATAAAAAAGAATTGAAAGGAGAAATAATTATGCCAACAGTACTAAGAGAAACCTATCCAACAGCCAAGAAAGAGCATATATGTGAATTTTGTGCCTGCAAGATACAGCCGGGACAAAAGTATGTCCGTCAGACAAATGTTTATGATAGGACTTTGTATGATTTCGTCACACATCAAGAATGTAATGAATTAGCTCATGAATTGATGATGTACGATGATTATGATGATAGTGGGCTAGATGGAGAATCTTTTCGTTCTCAATTGTATTCATACATATATGACAAGCACATAGAGGATATTTATACTAATTGGAAGTTTAATAGATATGAGATAGTGAAAAAGGTATTGAAAGAACTTAAAAACGAATAACTATGGGATTTACAACACCTGCGTTTATTAGACGCAATACACCGGAGCTTCGGAAGAAGTTGGAGGAGTTGGGATATGTCAAAAATTCCCCAATATGGACGGATAATTGCAGTATAATATGGGCTTATCAATATCCAGAAAAAAGATTCGATGCTCCTAATTATGTAATTGCAGACTCTTTTGATATTCCTTTTGATAAACATAGTCGCTTATGTGGGAAATTTATTGACTGCGGAACAAATGAAGAACTTTTCTTGGCAATAGCCGCATTGAGGGATGATACAAACGAAAATCAATGGTTCATAGCAGATTCACCGCTTAGCGTTTCTTATGATGATGCTGTGGGTAACGACCATTATTTCACAGAACCCAAAGGCAGTATGTTCTTTTGGGATGAAAATTGGAATCATGCCACTATTATTTCAGGAAGTTACCACAAGGCTACTGTAGAAGAGCTAATCGAACACTTTAAAGAAAAGGAGGTGAATCATGAATAGCGTACAGACACAAACCTTTTCTATCAGAGGGAATGATGATGCTATGGCATATATTGATTTTTGTGATGGAGATTTATGTGTTTCTGTTGTGGTAGATGGCAAACAGGCAGATTTTCACTTTGAGCCTGTTACTTTGAAGATGTTTGCCTATGCTTATAAGTTGCATTGTGAAGAATTAAAAAAGGAGGAATAAAATGAATCGTACAATAAAATTCAGAGGGCAGATATTAAATTCCGTAAAGGATGATAAAGGAAATGTCGTTACAGAGTGGAAATCTTGGATATATGGAGATTTGCTTCATCGTTCTAATGGCGTTTTACACATTCTTACTTTAAACGAAAAAAAAGCATGTTATGAGAATAATACTATAGACCCAGAAACTTTAGGTCAATTCACCGGGCTACTTGACAAGGACGGAAAAGAAATCTATGAAGGGGATATAATCAGCGTAAACGGTAAATATCCCAAATTAGTGAAGTATATAGATGATTATGCTTGTTTTTGTTTAGCCAATATAGAAGATCTAGACGAAAAAATGGACACAGGTTATTGGCATCAAGTATCTCCCGGTTGGTGGAATTCATCAAAGCGGGAAATTCGAGTAATAGGCAACATCTACGATCACCCAGATTTAATCAAGGAGGAAGATAAATGAAAGAAGAAATTATAACATTAGAAACAGTGAAGCTACTTAATGCTATACTACCTTATCGAGATTTTTATCAACCATCACAATCATTGGTGCAAAAATGGCTACGTGAAACGAAGAACCTACATATTTCCATCATTAGAAACGCTTGCGGTTATGGCTATGATATATGCAAGGCTGACAATGGAACTTATATAGCCGATGGAATGTATAAAGGTCCTAACGATGGTGGTCAGTGGGACACCTATGAAGAAGCATTGGAAGCTGGAATACAGGAAGCAATTGGACTAATATAAAATACAAAATTATGAAACCATTTGATTTAGAAAAAGCAAAAGCAGGTGCATCTGTATGCACAAGAGACGGATCTAAAGCTAGAATTGTATGTTTTGACGCAAGTAACAAAAGATTTCCTCTTGTTGCTCTAATTAAAGACTTTAACAATAGCGATGAATATCCTGTTCTTTATACTAAAGAGGGAAGATTTTTTGATGGAGAAAAAGACAATCCTGAAGATTTATGCATGAAGGATGGATAAATATATATGAAGCATTGAAATAAAAAAGTTTTGGAGCGGTTTACAACTCAAAAGAAGCAGCCATGCGTATGAAAGTTAATGAAAAAGATATTACATACATAACTACAGTTAGAGTAGAATGGGAGGAATAATCATGAAGAAAATAATGTTTAACGATAAATTTGGCTTAACCCAATCCGTATTAGATGGTCGGAAGACTATGACTAGAAGGATTTGTAAATACGATAGACCTGATGAAAGTTGGGATATTGTATTTCCCGTTTTTGAATCTAAAGATTATGATAGCGAAGGGAACCTAATATCTCCTTTATATGGTGCATTTGGGTGGAAAAACAAAGAAGGAGATTTTACAGGCTGGAATAATCCCCTTTATAAGGTTGGCGAAGTGGTCGCAATTGCACAAAGCTACAAGGATTCAGGCTATGATCCTGACTCACTAGACAGACATCCGAAAGATTTGAGTATTCGTGGTCTTATGAAGGATTCTTCCGGATGGAATAACAAAATGTTCGTTAAGTCGTATGCTTGTAAGCATCACATAAAGATAACCAATGTAAAAATAGAGCGTTTGCAGGATATATCCGATGAAGATTGCTTGAAAGAGGGAATTGTTAAGCAAGAGGTAATATCTGATGAATCCCCTTTTCTTTATGCTTATGATGCTTTTTTGGACGGAGATAATAAATACTTTGCTTCTCGCTGGTTTAGGAGCCCCAAAGAAGCCTTTGCTGTCCTGATAGACAAAGTTTCCGGCAAAGGCACATGGGAGTCCAATCCTTTTGTATTTGCTTACGAGTTTGTGTTATTTGACTAAGGGAGGAATAACAATGAAAGATCATCAATTTGAAGAAATAGTATTTTGGCTATCAATTATTGCTTTTTTACTTGCTTATCACTCGGGTATAGTATGGTTATATAGTATTCTTTTTGTGATAAGTATGATAAATTTTATATCTGCGATAACACTTGCTTGGAAATACGTAAAAAAGAGAAAGAAGGAGGAAGAGCCATGCCAATAAGCGAAGTATACAATATGGATTGCATGGAATACATGATGCGTAAATTGAAATAAAACAGCATACTTATGAGTGAAGTAATAGTATTTAAAATAATTCTTTTACATCTTGTCGCCGGGATGATTGTCTGTCTTTTAGGCATGATGAGGGTAGGTGATACAATCATTCAGAAATGTTTGAGAGGTATTATTGGGATGGTAATAATATCTATGATAACTTCATTAGGATATGTACTAATTAACGTATAGCAATGAAGAAATGAAGCTAAGAATAGAAATGAAGCTAAAAGATATAGTAAGCCAGTTGGCTAACCGAATGAATCAGCCGCATGTGATTGAGGTTTATCTTCGACAAGTATATGCGAAAGGTTTTGTATAGGGAACCAAGCAATCTCCTTGGATCAGTGTAAAAGATAGGGTTCCTATCCCTGTTATAGAAGCAATAGATGGTAATGAATATGGTAGTATAGATGTGCTAGGAGCAATTCAAAACTCATATGGTGACTATGATTATTACATCTGCCGGTATTGGGGGTATAACAAAGAATATAGATGGGAAAATGGAATAACCCCTGATTATTGGATGCCGATACCGAAGTTTAACTAATAAAAATTCTAATGAATAAAGCAAGTTATTAACCCTTTAAATGATACAGCCAAAACATTATCAGTATTACAGCCCGGTCCATTTCGGGCGATATGTTTTTTAGAAAATGATTAAATGAGATGAGGCTATAAAATACTAATATGGAATATAAAAAACGCATTTCTATTCGGTTGGATGAACGTAGTGCAATGCTTTTGAATGAACTTTCAAAAATAACACGAACTAGTACATCAATTATCATTCGAGGAATGGTAAACCGTAGTATTGAGGAATTGATAGATAAATCAGGTAACTGGAAGATACCGAATGAGAAGGATAAAGAAGGGAAAGGTTAATGATAAAGTTATGGCTATGATCGCAAGCAATTACAAGCAGCTAAAACAACTGTGTGCCGATCATAGCCACGGACTTTATTGTTCTAAAGACAATGAAGATATTTTCCAAGATACAGTATTGTTTGTATCTCTTGATGAAAAAGCCTCATCTCTTTCAACTGACAAAGAATTGATAGATCATTTCTGTTATCGCTTCCGAATGATAGAGTATCAAGCTATCAATGATAATAAACTATTAAAAGAAATACCTTATGCCGACTATTTACAAGCCCCAAAAACAACAGAAGAGGAATGATAACTATTACGATGCAGAACGGAGGAAAGTATATAATTCCGATCGTTGGCGTCGGTTACGTGCATGGAAATTTGCATGTAATCCCCTTTGTGAAATGTGTTTGAAAGAAAATAAAACAACTCCAGCCGAAGATATCCACCACATATCTTCATTTATGAGTACGGATGATCCGGTACAACGTAATCAATTGGCGTATGACTACGACAACCTGATGAGCTTGTGCAAAAAATGTCATCAGGTGGTGCATAATAAAAAAGGGAGTAGAACATAGCTACTCCCTAAATGCCTTTGCACGGTTCACAAGCAAAGGCGGTGTCAGATAACAGTTGTATTAACTAACTGAAAGTGAACCTATTTTGTTACCAATATCTTTTAAGGCACGATTAAATATTTCAAGCTCTTTCTCATTAAGAGTATATACATGCCCTCTAACCTTATATCCGTTAATACGTTGATACAACCACGCACGGCTCTTGCCAAAATAGTTCTTGGCAATATATGACACAGGGATTAAATCTATAATATCATTCATCTGTTCCCGTATATTGAGACGACTACTAATACTCTCAACGTTATTAGCTATTGTGTCCAGAGTTTTATCCAGATGTTTTCTAATAGCTTCTCTTTCTTCTGGCTTGGTGTACAAAGCCTTCATCTCGTACAAGTGTGCATCAAGTTCATCCCCATGCAAACTATCCATCTTCAACAAATCTTCTTCTAATGTTCTCATATCGTTGTTAGAGCTATGCCCCTCCGAAGAGGGGCGATTACTACTTCTTTAATTTCTCTTTTCTTTCAAGGAGTTCTGATATCCTTTCGAGTATCGCATCGGTACGGGCTTCATCATCTTCTTTTCCTATTTCCAATATAAGTACCTTGCGTTTCCATTCTCTTAGATTCTGTTTCTCCTTTTCAATTTCGAACTCAATCCGTTCAAGTTCATTCAGTTCTTTCATACTTTGTTTTAAAGGGTTAATACTTTGTTTATCTGACACTACAAAGATACATAATCTTTTGTATATGTACAAGCGTTTAGGGCAATATTTATACATAAATCAAACAAATAGGGATTTCCCTACGAATTCAATGCGGAATTATTAATTTTAAGTTAATTTTAACTATTAATTCGTAAAAAGGGGGTATGGGGTCAAATTTTGAGCAAATGAGCCTTCCAAACCTCGCCCTACCTTAGTTCACACACACGGCATTTTTTGAAAAAAGCCAAACTGTTTCGTTTTGTTAAAAGCCACATTTTTGTCTGACAATCGTATGGTTTTATAGTAAAACGAGTCAAAATCATGGAAAAAAAGAAGAAAATCAGCTTTAAACTACCTGAAACGATCAAGCATAAAGAAGCCCGAAAGATTATATCGGACCTTGTGAAGCAATTGAATGATAGAGGTATGCTGGAAATTGCCGATATTCCCCAGCTGCACCGGATGGCCACGGCTTATGATGCTTATCTGGAATGCGTTGAAGTTTTGGCGCGGGATGGAATGACGATGGAGAATCTAAAAGGCGAATGGGTGAAACGTCCGGAGGCGAATTTGCTTAAAGAGAACTGGAGCCAATACCTGGAACTGGCAAAAGAATATGGATTGACTGCTAAAAGTAAGGGGCAAATCAAAGCCATGAACGCAGGAGATAATGAAGAATCCCCACTTGAGACGTATCTGAAAGGCAAGAAAGAAACTCGTTAATGCAGACAAAGACTTACTATAAATACGCTCAAGACGTTATAGGCGGGAAAGTCGTATCCGGTAAGTTTATTCAGCTTGCTGCTGAACGTTTTTTTTCCATGATGGAGGATGATCGATACGAATTCAAAGAGGTAAAAGCAGATGAAGTTATAGAATTCTTTTCCATTCTTCGACATTTCACCGGACGCCATGCCGGAAAGCAGTTCATCTTACAACCATGGCAACAATTTGTAATAGCGGCTATCTATGGGTTCTATATCAAAGAGACAGATGAACGCCTTGTGAAGTATGTCTACATAGAGATTGCACGAAAGAATGGGAAAACAGCTTTTGCAGCCGGATTATCATTGTATCATCTAATTGCTGACGGAGAAATGGACGCAGAAGTGGATCTGGCAGCTAACTCTAAAGAACAGGCTAAAATCGCATTCAAGTTCTGCTCTCAATTCGCAAAAGGGATTGATCCGAAAGGAAAAGATCTTGTTTCCTATCGTGATAAGGTCAAATTTGAAAAGATGTTATCTCTTTTACAGGTCTTTGCCGCAGATGATTCAAAGTTAGACGGTTTTAATGCTTCGATGTATTTGATTGATGAGTATCACGCTGCAAAGAATACAGGTCTAAAAGACGTACTCCAGTCCTCACAGGGTATGCGTGATAATCCGATGGCGGTTATTATCACTACGGCCGGATTTGATAAATTAGGTCCATGTTACCAATACCGTGAAATGTGTACGGAAGTATTGTCTGGGCTAAAAGAAAATGATGCACTCTTTGCTGCTATCTTTTCTCCTGATGAGGGAGATGATTGGAAGGATCCGGAAACTTGGCAGAAGAGTAACCCCAATCTAGGAGTTACGGTCAAACCTCAATATTTGCAGACACAAGTCCAATCAGCAGTTAATGCTCCATCGGAAGAAGTCGGCATTAAAACAAAGAATTTCAATATCTGGTGTGACTCGGAAACCGTATGGATACCGGACCATTATATTTTGCAGGCTTCCGCTAATCTTGACTTTGAACAGTTCCGGGATATGGATTGCTATGCCGGTATTGACTTGTCAAGTACCAGCGACCTTACCTGTGTTAATTTTATGTTTCCCACATCGGATAAGTACTATTTCAAAACACTCTATTACCTGCCGGAAGCCGCCTTACAGGAAAAGCGGTTTAAAGATTTATACGGAGAATGGCGAAGACAAGGACATATAACCATCACACCCGGTAATGTGACCGATTACGATTATATCCTGAATGACATAATGAGTATCCGGGAAATAGTATTCATTCAAAAAATCGCTTACGACTCCTGGAACTCCACTCAATTTGTCATTAACGCAGAGGAAAAAGGGCTACCGATGGAGCCATACGGTCAGAATCTCGGAAATTTCAACCGCCCGACAAAGGAGATGGAACGTTTGATTCTCTCCGGTAAAGCCGTTATCGACAATAATGTAATTAACCGGCATTGTTTCCGCAATGTCGTTATGGCAAGGGACAGGAACGGCAATACAAAACCGTCAAAACAGTTTGAAGAGAAAAAAATAGATGGTGTGATCGCCAAACTGGAAGCACTTGGAATATATCTCGTTTCTCCTCGTTATGGAGAATTTTATTAATTGTCTGACAACTTTTTGGTTAGTAGAAAAAGTATATATGAAATTTTTAGGATTTGAAATACGAAAAGCGAGTAAACAGGAAACGTCGCAGGTTACAGCCTGGAGTTTTAATGGTTCCCGTCCCATGTTTACCAGCAGAAGTAAACCAATGCTGCTGTCTACTGTTTACCGCTGTGTTGATCTTATCTCGGACAGTGTAGCCGTGCTTCCGCTGAAAACCTATCATTTAGATGCAGATGGATTTAAAGCCGAGGCTAAATCTCATCCGGCATACTACATGCTCAATATGGAGCCTAATGAAGATATGACCCGGTATGTTTTCTTCAAAACTCTTATGGCTTCCGTACTGCTAACCGGTAACGGCTACGCATACATTGAACGCGATAGTAAAATGAATGCTGCACAGCTCATTTATTTGCCATCCAGCCAGGTGACGATAACTTGGGTCTCTGACCGTTCGGGGATTATGCGTAAACGGTATCAGGTAGTAGGTTTTAGAGAACTTGTAGATCCGCGAGACATGATCCATGTGCTCAATTTCTCTTATGACGGCATTATTGGTGTGTCTACACTCGAACATGCGCGCCAATCTCTTGGGATTGCAACCAGTACAGAAGAGCACGCAGAAGGTTTTTTCAAGAGCGGTGCAAGTGTTGCAGGTATACTGACGGTTGAAGCGGCTCGACTGGATAAAGACAAAAAGGATCAGATATACCAGACATGGGAAGAACGTACAAATCCTGTAACCGGACATCCGAATGGTATTGCTGTACTGGAAGGGAATATGAAGTATCAGCCAATTTCTATCAGTCCCAAAGATAGCCAGTTTATTGAAAGCAGACAGTTTAACGTTGTGGACCTCTGTCGGTTCTTCTCTGTATCTCCAGTCAAAGCTTTCGATCTCTCAAAATCCAGTTATTCGACTGTAGAAGCTACCCAACTTCAATATTTAACAGATACAGCCCTCGCAGTTATTACGAAAATAGAGCTAGAAATAAACCGCAAAGTCTTTCTACCATCTGAACGGGGAAGATTTATATCTGAATTCGATACTTCCGCTATTCTAAGAACCGATAAAAGTGCACAGGCTGCATTTTGGAAGGATTTGGCTACAGTAGGAGCGGCTACACCCAACGAAGTTCGAAGAGAGAATAATATGCCTAGAATAGAGAATGGAGATAAGGCTTTTGTACAAGTGAATGTACAGACATTGGATAATGCCGTGAAAGAAAAAGTGGATGAACCGCAAAATAATCCCGATTTGTCAGACAAAAATTTGGTTAGTTAGTAAAAGTACAGTTATGGACGAAAAAAGAGAAATTAGAAATACTTCATTCCAGGTGCAATTGACCGGAGATACGGAGGAAAAGAGAACTGTAGAAGGCTACGCACTGCTATTCAATACACCATCTGACGGGCTTCCATTTGAGGAAGTTATAGAGCGTGGGGCTTTAGACGGAGTTATTGAGAAAAGCGATGTATTTGCATTACTGAATCACAATCAGACCCGTGGTATTCTTGCAAGAAGCAAAGAAGGGACCGGATCATTATTTCTGTCCGTGGATGACAAGGGATTGAAATATCGATTCGAGGCACCGAAAACAGCACTCGGAGAAGAATTACTGGAAAACCTTCGTCGCGGAGAGATAGACCAGAGTTCTTTTTGTTTCGATGTTGAAAAAGACACTTGGGAAAAGAAAAATGACGGAACCTGGAAACGTACAGTTCATAAAATTGGCAATTTGTACGATGCTTCACCGGTGTATAATGCGGCATACAGCAAAACGTCCGTGTGTTTGCGTGGTAAAGAGCAAGTCGAAGAAGAACTTCGTAAGAAAGAGCAGACAGTCCCTGAAGAATATTACCAAAGCATAGAGAAATCACTAAATTTATAAATTTATGGCAAAAGAAAAAAGTATTACAGAGTTAAAGGACGAAAGAAATCAACTGATTGCTCGTTCTAAAGAGATTATTAATGGCGCAAAGACTGAAAAACGTCAGTTCAAACCGGAAGAAGCCGAAGAACTGGGAACAAACCAGCAGCGCAGAGCAGAAATTGATCTTGAGATCGAAGAACACGAGGTTATGAATCGTCAGCAAGGAAAGAGGCATCAGCCAATAGCAAATGAAAGGTTCTCATTACGTAGAGCCATTGCAAATATGGTGGACGGAGCTCAACAGAACGAGTCTGACGCAAGTGTTATTGATGCAGCTACCACACTACATAACACATCAGGAGCACAAATGGCGGATAAGCGCAGTATTGTAGTTCCTGTAAATTTAGAGAGCCGTGCAGCATTTACAGCTGCTACCGAAGCCGCTACTGGCGTTATCATCGATGAAGAACAACAGGAAATGCTGCTTCCATTGCAATCGGCACTAGTGTTGGCCCGTGCAGGAGCTCGTTTTATGACAGGTCTGCAGGGTAATATCTATTGGCCGCAGTTTTCAGGGGCTAATGTGTTTTGGGAAGGAGAAAATGAAGAGGCAAAAGACGGAGCCGGAAAATTCTCCAAAGGGGATGTGTTCAAGCCGCTCCGATTGACAGCATATGTGGATATCTCTAAGCAGTTGCTTGTGCAGGAGAACGCTTCTGTTGAAGCCTATATTCGCCAAGCTATTGCTGTAGCCATCGCACAGAAGATAGAGCAAACGGCATTTAGCAAAACTAAGGGCGTAGAAAATACTCCCGATGGTATGTTCCACACCCTTAGTAATACTGTAAAAGGGGATATCAACTGGGCGCAGATCGTTGCAATGGAGACGAGTGCAGATACGCAGAACGCTTTGTTTGGCAACCTTGCATATATCTTGCATCCGTCACTCATTGGTAAGGCTAAGACAAAAGTGAAAGATGCATCAGGGGCTGGAGGTTTCATCTTTGCAGGCAATGGGGACGGGCAATTGAATGGCTATAAGGCTTTGCGTACGAATAACTTGCCAAAAGAGTTGGGAGAGGGTAATGATGAATTCGGAGCGGTGTTCGGTAACTGGTCTGATTATTTCTTAGGCCAGTGGGGTGGTATTGAATTGTTAGTTGATCCTTATACACAGGCTCTCAAAGGTACTGTAAGACTCATTACCAATTCTTATTGGAACATGGGCTTTATTCGTAAAGAGTCATTCTGTGTCGCATCGATGAAGTAATATGACATACGTGACCTTAGATATGGCAAAAAGGCACTTGAATATAGAGCCCTCATATACGGATGAAGATTCGTATATAGAGGCTCTTATTAAAGTAGTCGAGGAGAAGACTGCAAAGGAACTTTGCGTATCCGTGGAAGAACTTGCTACCATTGATGGCGGTAAGAATATTCCTACGCCACTGGTTCAGGCGATGTTGCTGTGTCTTGGTGCCTATTATGCAAATCGGGAAAATACCGCTTATGCCACTCTAAAGGAAATTCCCCATGGAGCGAAATACTTAGTTGATCTTTATAGAGACTATTCAAAATGAGAGCAGGATTATTACGTGAAACACTTGTATTCAAATCCCCAATTGAGACACAAAGCCCTACAGGTGCAGTGAAGAAGGAGTATAAAGAAGTATTCCAATGCCGGGCATGCAGAAAGAAAATGTCTCTTATCGCAGATCGGGATGGAGTTAGTGCGATGGAGCAATTTATCGGGCATACACTCGTTTTCCAAGTGCGTAATTATCCGGCTATCAAAGAGAATCTTCATGTTGTTTACAACGGTAACGAGTATAATCTCAAAATGGTTAATCCTCAAATGAACGATAACAGTCTGCTATTAACTCTTGAAAAAATTGATACATGATTGAGGTTAAACAAATAGACCGGGAAAACATTCAGTACCTCGTAGACAATTTAGAGGACTTTGAAAAGGACAAGGCTATTAGAAGCGGGCTTCGATCTGCTGTCAATGTTTTCAGAGTTAAAGGTAGGGCTAACCTCCGGTCCCGTCTTCTTCATCGTGGTAAACAGACCAACCACCTGATGAACTCGTTTACGAACCGGGTTAAACGGAACAAACTTGGAGCACTTGCGGGCTTTGATCGTCCGGGTGGTAATCATTCTCACTTGGTAGATTCCGGAACGAAAGTCCGAACGACTAAAAGCGGAGCAAATCGAGGTATTATGCCGGCTAATCGTTTTTGGTCAGATGCAAAAGTGAGTGAAGAGAGTAAGGCCATGAGTGCACTCTATCAAGGTGTTCAAAAAGCCGTTCAACGAATAAATAACAGAAGCTAATGAATAAACTGGCGATTACAACCGAGATTAGAAATATTTTACTCGATTCAGGAGATATCACCTCTCTGATAGGAAAGAAAATATTTCCTGTTGTTGCCCCAATGAAGACAGAGGGTGACTTCATCATATATCAGCGTGATGGTTACAAACAAGAATATACTAAAATGGGCGTTGCCCGGCAAATTCCTACTGTATTCGTAAACGCTGTTAGTGATGATTATGATCGTAGCTTAGAACTAGCTTCTCTTATATATGAGGCTTTAGAAGGTGACTTCTCTAATCCGGATATGACAATACACCTGGAAGATTCCACGGAAGATTATTCAGAGGGGAAATACTTTCAGGTGCTTCAATTTTCAGTAGAGTAAAAAATGAAACGTAAAACTAAAATTTTAAATAGTATGGCAGCAGTTAAACATGATTCAAGTAAAGACCTCGTAAGAGGTCAGTTATTCCTTTTCCTTGGTGAAAATCCGGTAGCGTTCGCATCCAGTTGTTCTTTGGAAGTGTCAGTTGAAGAAATTGATATCTCCAATAAAATGTGCGGCGATTGGGCGGCGTCGTTACCTGGAAAAAAGAGTTTCACCATCAGTAGCGAATCATTGCTTACCCGGTTACAAGGAGCAACCAGTTATGACGAACTACTGAAACATGTAGATACTGGTGAAACATTCCAGTTCGTAGTCGGTGAGTCAACTATCACCGATAAAACTAACGTTGGTGGCAGCTTCGCAATTGATACTACCAAACCGAATTATAAAGGTGAGATTATGCTTACCTCTTTGTCTTTAAAGAGTGATAATGGGCAAATTGCAACGTGTTCCGCATCTTTTAAAGGTGTTGGTGCCTTGCAAAAGGTTGAAGCCGTTCCTGCAGGGGAATAAGCATAAAAAGTAATAAACGTGAAGGCGGTCAGATGATGGCCGCCTTTTTTAATTAGAACAACTATGAGTTTATTCATCACAATCATAATAATCGTATTTACCCTAGTTACAGTAGTTGCAATTATTGATAGTAAATGCTGCCGCCCGGGTCCTCCAACAGTGGTAAATAGCCCTGCACCGAGGAAAAGATTTCGTTTTGATCCGAAAGTAAAACTGAATATTCAATCAATAATCAGATGGGAACAGCTTCGGGGAAAATCATTCTCCTTAATGGATTATGCCGATAAGGATGATGTAGATGCATTACTTTACACAACTACAGTATGCAACAATGAAGGCAAGATGTATACGTTTGAAGTATTCCGGCACACCCTATCAAACGAAAAGATAACTCGTGAAATGGTTATGGCTTTGGAGCGAGAAACAGCAGTTCTCGCTCAATTTCAAAAAAAGCAAAAAGAGGATGACATAGCAAATCACGACGTCACACCTGGGATGATTGGTGAATTGGTTGCGACACTTATCATGGCTGGACTTGATGCGCATTATGCTCTGGAAGAAATGGAACTATGTGATCTTCCAATATACATAGATGCCTACGAACGGAGAAAAAAGGAGCAGATGGAGAGTGATAGGCTATGGACCTACTATAAAATCCTTCCACATATTGACGCAAGTAAGTTAAAGAATGGTGCTAGAGACCTGATAACATTTCCTTGGGAAGAGATGGAGGATATGAAAGAAGCGGAAAGAGCATTGGCGGAAGATGCGGACATTTTCGAGTTATTTATGAATAATGGAATAAACACCTAAGAACAAAGATGTTATGGCAGGTAAATTAAGTTTTAGTATAGCAATAAATCTCTTGACAGAGAACTTCAAGAGAGGATCAAATCAAGTGAAAGCTGCATTTAGATCAATGCAAATGCAGCTTCTTACTTTTGCTGCAGCCTTGGGAGCCGGTGGCTTAGGTTTGAGTAATTTTGTCTCACGGCTCATAGAAGTAGCCCGTGAAACTAATAGAGTGACTACCGCACTAAAGAATGTGTCCGGTACTATGTCACGGTATGCGGATAACCAAAGGTATTTGTTGGATCTGGCAAAGAAGTACGGGCTGGAGATTAATGCTCTGACTGCAAACTATGCGAAATTCACGGCAGCTGCTTCTATTTCCGGTATGTCCATGATGAACCAGCGTAAAGTATTCGAATCCGTTTCCCGTGCATGTACAGCCTTTGGGATGAGCGCAGACGATAGTAACGGTGTAATGCTTGCACTCTCCCAAATGATGAGTAAAGGTAAGATTAGTTCCGAGGAATTACGCCTACAGATGGGTGAACGTCTTCCGGTAGCATTACAGGCTATGGCAAAAGCCGCTGGTGTCTCTGTTGGTGGACTTGACAAATTAATGAAGCAAGGTAAGCTAATGAGCGCAGATGTACTTCCTAAGTTTGCAGAAGCACTCAACGAGATGATTCCTAACGTTGATACTGATAACTTGGAAACATCCGTAAATCGCCTGAAAAATGCATTTACAGATTTTACTAATAACACAGGAATACAGGATCTTTACAAACAGATTGTTGATGGAACTACAAAAGCTGTTCAGTATGTACAGAAGAACTTGAAAACTTTACTTACGTGGATTGTATCTGCTGTTTCTGGTTATATTGGAGGTAAGGTATTTGGTTATATAACTGCTGAATTTGCCAAAATGCAAAGGGCGGCATTAGTTGCCGCTAAAAAGATGGCCAAGGAAGCGGGACAAGCATTCGATGAAGCTGGATTCAGAGCAAATCGTTTTTATAATTCGGCTGTTGCGGGTGCCGCAAAGCTTAATATAGCTTTGAAGTCTGCTGTAAAATCGTTGGCTCCAATGATGATAATCGCTGGCATTACACAGATAATTCAAGTTATTAGCGCATGGAGAGATAGACAGAAAGAAGTTAATGAAAAATATCAGGAATATCAGAAAGGTGCTCAAAAGGCAGGTGCTGGAAATTATGCAGAGGTTATAAAGCTTACTCAATTAAGAAATATAATAAACGACACAAATAACTCATATAAAACTCGCGTCGGTGCTCTAAACCAGCTGAATACACTTCTTGGAACAGCATTCTCTATCGACAGTAAAACATTAAAAGTTAATGGCGATATCAATAAGGCTATACAGCAACGTGTAGCATTAATGAGAAATACAGCTTTAGCGGATTACTATACAAATCAATATACGCAATCATTGCAAGAACGCAAAGAACTGACAAAACAGAAACATGAAATTGTAGATAAATATAATAAGAGACATCCCCAAAGCCCCATAGATGTAAACTCGACATCATATGATTATGATTCTTTTGTCAAAACGTCAAAAGATATATTGCCGTTTAAAGAGCTTGAACTTATAACTAAAGATTTAAACAATACTAATAAAATTTTAGTTGATGCAGATAAAAACTCAAAAGCATATGCTGCTTTAGTCGCTAAGGAGGAAATAAAAAATACTCCTATCACTGATCCCGATGATAGCAAAAAGAAAAAAACTCCTCTACAAAAAGAGCAGGAATCTTTCAATAAACAATTCGAAGAATTAAAAGCCGAACTAGAAATAGGAAAGATTACTCAAGCTGAATATAACAAGAATCTTGGTGAATTGAACATTAAGATGTATGCTCAAGCTAAAGGAACAGGTAATAAAAAAGTGCTAGAAAGTGAATATTTGAAAGCTAGAAAACAAGCTGCAGAAAAGGCAATCAAAGATCAAGATAAAAATACTGCTCTCGTTGAATTTGAAAAGGTTCAGAAAGACTATAACACAAAGGTCGAAGAGGCCCGTGCACAGCAGGCCAAAGGTTTAATGTCTCAAAAGGATTTAAACAGTAATATTGCATCCCTTTCGATCGAAGCTGCCAAATCCGCTGCCGGTATCAAAGGTATCGGAGATGAGGCTGATGTATTTATCTCCGCTATTCAGTTAAAAGCCAAGCTCCTTTCTAAGAGGACAAAAGAACAAAAATATGATGCAACATTCGATTACAAAAAGACTAAGCCAGAGATTCTAAGTGACAAACTCAATATTGCTAAAAAATGGCGGGATGATGCAAAAGAGGAAGCAAAGGTATTGGGGGCAGAAATGACCGAAGAACTTAATAAGGCAATGACCAAGGTCACTTCATTAGATGAAGCTTTGAAATTAGCACAGGTAAAAGAGGATATCAAGAATTTCAATAAAGAGCTTAATGAATCATTGTATTCTGGCGTTAAAGACATTGCAAGCAGTTCAGACCGTATTGTTAGTGCGTTCAGTAACCTTCGCGATGTAATGAATGACGTAGATGCATCCGGATGGGAGAGAATTATGGCTATCTGGAACGCAATGACAAATGTAGTAGACACTTTCTTATCTATCATTAAGATGATTGAGAGTCTGACAGAAATCACCAATAAACTCACACAGGCAAAAGAGCAGGAGGCTAAAATGACTGGTGTAGCCACTGCTTCAAAAGTAACAGAAGCTGCTGTTGATACGACTGTCACAGGTGTAAAAGTTGCAAATTCGGAAATTAAAAAAACTGCAGATACTTCAGAGGCTGCCACAGCAGTAACTACAGCAACGAAGGAAGTGGCTGCCAATACTGCAAAGGGAGTAAGTGCAGCTGGATCTAGTGCTGCAAGTTTACCATTCCCAGCAAACATTATTGCCATTGGTGCAGCAATAGCTGCTGCAGTCGCGTTGTTTGCTTCTATTCCTAAATTTGCTACAGGAGGCGTTATAACCGGTGGTCCCACTTCTGGAGATAAAATACTAGCCCGTGTCAATGCCGGCGAAATGATTTTAAACCGAGGGCAGCAGTCACGACTATTTGAAGCTATCAATTCCGGAAAGTTGGGAGGAAGTGGAAATATGTCCTCCACCGTAACTACTAGAGTTCGGGCTAAAGACCTTATTCTTACGATTAATAATGAACTTAAATCACAAGGGAAGAAACCAATATCATGAGTTACGCACTTATATATACAGTACCATTCGCCACACTGGACAATGTTCCATGTGTGGTAGAAATCGAAAAAGAAGGCTATACAGGTAAATCAAAAGAGTTAACTCCTGCTGGAGATTCTCCTTTTACAGTTGATATAGAGGATGAAGAATTTCTTTATACTCCTACCAGATTTAGTTCAGCAACGATCCGGGTTGTTGGCAGTGATTATTTGCAGAATTTATTTTCTACAGGTTATCAAATGTATCGGGTGACCTTGAAAGTAGATGGCTTAGTTACTTGGTGTGGATTCATAAAGCCAGAGCTTTATACACAAGATTATACCCTGAAGACATTTAATCTTGATCTGGAGTGCATAAGTGCCATGTCCACTCTCGAGTTTATTGATTACAAACAAATAGGGGAGAGCCGCACATTTGTGTCTTTTTGGGACTTGATAAAAAAATGTATTACTTCGGCTTCTGCTCAATACAACGCCATATATTTCCCACATGTATATGCGAAAGATACAGAAAGTTATGCAGAAGGAACTAATGTACTGGAAAATATGACAGTAAGTGAACAGAATTTCTTTGATGAAGATGATAAAGCAATGACTTTGAAAGAGGTGTTAGAGGAGATCTGTAAGTTCCTTAATTGGACCTGTGTTGATTGGAAAGGCGAGCTATATTTCATCGATATAGACCATATCGGAGAGTTCTATAAATACGATCCAATAACGTTTAAGAAAAATGGAACTGTTTCCCCGACTTTGCTTAACATACAAAATGTTGGTTTTGCTGGATCGGATCACGCATTAGATATTTTGCCGGGCTATAATAAAGTAACTGTTAAATGTAGTAATTATCCCATAGAGGAAATTAAAATTACCGAAGATTTTGATAAACTAAAGTTATTGTCAAATATTGGAGAAGTATCTACTAATCTAGGCAACGGTAATACAAGACATACGCAGAGAGAGGTGTTATATCCTAACATTTTAACGATGCATCAATTTACCTACAAAAATGGTGTTTTGTCTCCTGTTACAGACTTGTCCATTTATAAAAACAAGAGTAATGCTGCCGAATTGCTGGGGGCTATTCCATTAAGATACGCCTCTTATGAATCAGGGCTAAAGACACCAACTACGCAATCATACAATTATGAGTGCGCAATACAAGTCCGGCAACGTTGTGGCACGAAATATGATCCGATTAATGATATAACTCCTAATTCCGTCTTTAATGATTCGACTGTAGTTATCAGTGCAAAGAATGAAGCTTTATTTTTTGGAAAAGGTGGTGCACTTTCTCTCAACATGAGTATCAAGGTTTTGCAGAAGGATAAATATGATTCCCCTTTTGGGGGTGGAATAGTTCCATCCGAGGGCGGAATTACCTATTTAAAAGATATGGTTAAGGTTGGGATAAGAATCGGCGATAAATATGTTTCGAAAGATGATTACGGACGATTTACGTGGAGTGACACCCCGGCGACTATGTCTATAAGTTTGGATCAATCTAATGTGGAAAATGCTGATGGTAAAATGGGAACGGGGTTTGTTCCATTGTATAAAACATACGGAGTACTCGGCAAGTATTCCGATGCAGACGGAGTTGTAATTAATATTCCGACAAATATATACGGTACACTTGAGTTGTCAATCTACGCACCGACATTAACGGAAAGAGAGGGACAAGTTCCATACGGGTATTTAATAAAAGACCTCAAACTAAAATACTGTTCTCCAATAGATATAAACGATAACGAAAATTCAGACCGTACTTATGAGAATGTAGTTAATGAGAATTATATCAATGAACTTGATGAAATAGAATTCAAAATATCCAGTTATAATAACGATGGAGCGTGCCACAGTAAGGTTATTTGGGATGATGACTATCTGACCGATAACTTATACTTGGCTATTGAAGGAACAACTGTTCGCCCGGAAGAACAACTCATACGAAGAATAATTAAACGGTATAGTGCCCCCCGCATTAAACTAACACAGGTAATAAAACATACATCCGATTTAACCCCTCTATCCCGTTTGTCTGACAATTATATGGTTAATAAAAGATTTATCAATGTCGGAGGTACAATCGACTATAAGATGAATCGGTTTGAATGTATAATGATAGAAGTATGAGTGATCAGATATTAATAAAGTCCAAAGCAATTCCATCTAATCCCCGGTCAAAGAATTATCCAGCTGGGGCTACTGTTGTACGCTCTGGTAACGGAGGCGGAAGTACAGTAATAACAGGAAGCGGGGGGACTAATATCGATATCATAAAGGTTGATGATATGAGATCGTTAACCGATAAAAATGTTCTTTCATCACTTCGAGTTCTTGCTGAAATTCTATCACGGATAATAAAGAGTGATGAGGTAACGGAACTTTCAGATAGCAATGTTCTCTCGTCACTCCGAATAAACAAAGAACTTGATACAATCAACGAAAGGTTTAAGGAGGCTATCGACTCTTTAAAAGACTTGTATCTATCCAAGGTCAAAAATGACACAGCCACCGGATTAATTACTTTTTCGAAAGGTCTCATTTCTGAAGAACTAATTGAAGCTAATAACGGCTTGGTTGTTCGTAAGACAGAAGCTGTAGAACCTATGCTGATGTCTTTATTATCAGAAGAGTTCGAGGATGGTATTGTAGAAGAGAACGAAGATGTATTTATTGAGGAAATGCATATTGCTACAAGTGGTGCGGTAACATTAGGTGAACTTGATAACGTAACTGACGAAGCAGATAAGATATCAGATACGGACGATTTGCTTGTACGTCTTGCCGGAGCTTCTGGTTGGACAATTAATACCACTTTATTCTCTCAAGTCTCACAACTCATGTCGAAAGTCTTTCCGTTTACTATGACACTATCAGGAGGTGGAACTTATGAGAAAGGTAGTTCACTGACTATAAATCTTTCATGGACTTATGATCGGGATATTGAATCACAATCAATCAACAATGAATCACTGTTAATCGGAATCAGGGCAAAGCAATACGTAAATGTTGCTACGGATACAACTTATACTCTGAAAGCGATACAGGGCGGACAGGCATATACAAAGTCCGTATCAGCCCAATTTAAGGTGAAGAAGTATTACGGTGTGTCTGCAAACGGAACATTGACAAATGATGAGATTTTAGCTTTATCAAGTACATGGGCCGGCCGGACGCAAGGCTCTACTGTATTCGATTGTA